ATTATAAGGCTCGTCTAGATTAATCATATTATCTATTGCCATAATTCTAATAGTATTCCTTGATTTATATACATCATCGATATTAAATCTACCTAGTGGTATGTCCTCCCATAACTCAGTTCCTTCTCCTTCGTTAAATTCAGCAGGTTGAGGAACTGACAAAAAGTAATTTTCCGTATCATAACTCTCTGCTAAAAGTATACCAATGGTGGGTATTACTGTAGCACCCGTAAAATCAATACCAGCATATTCAGGCTTGTTTAATATTACAAAGGTTATATCACTCATGACAGTTCCGCCCATTGTAAACTCTTCACCTGCTTGAGTTGATTCCGTATATAAAATAGATCCACTAACTATATCTTTATCTGTTAAGTTTAAAACACCAGTGGAGTGTTGTATTTGTATTGCGGATCTAAATGTTCTGTTATTCTCTTTTATTTTATCTTGATATCCTAAAGATACTGGGTACATGCCCCACCTCCTAAAACTCTACTAAATTAAAACTTATATTCCATCTTATTTTATTATAATCATTATCATATTTTATCATTTCAATATTCCTGTCACCAGCATACATTGTTTTAGTTATAACACCAGTCTCATCAATTACTGTTGCTTGAAATTGAGCTGGCTTTGTTGATGATTTAATTGTTGCTAGACTTTCGCTTGGTATCCCATCAAAGCCTACCTCTGCTTTATATATAGCAGCTCTTATTCTATCTCTCTGTAATACTCCTAATTCGTTTCTCCCTGTGTCAGAACTATCTAAATCAGATTCTAGTAATTTATAACTTGAAGGTGCAGGTAAGTCTACACCATCTATATTTATCATAGCCATACTCACACCTCCTATACTGTTATTATTGTTTTACCACTTATGCGTGATTTTCTATTTATATCTTTAACTATCTTTTCGGTTATTGTATCTTCTCCTATTTTTACTATAACTGTCATATCTCCATTAATGTTATTACTTGTTGTGCTTACTGCTTGAGTAATCATTGTCATTAAATCACCTAAAGGACTAACAACTTCACGCCCTCCTGGATTGTCTCCAACCATTGCCATTGTAGGACCGTTTGTTATTCCACCTTTTGCTAGTGCCGGTATTGCTGACAATCCACCTAATGCACCTGCCATATAAGGAATAGCCGCTGGAACTGCTAATGCTAATCCAATTCCCCCTGCAATTACTGCTCCGACTATAGCAGTTTTAATTACCATACCTTTATTCTCAGACCACCAACCACTTACTTTTTCACCCATGCTACTCATTAAACTTTTAAAATTATCCCAAGTGGATCTAAAACCACTGGCCATATTGCTTGCGAACCCTCTAGCTGTTTCTCCTGCTGTTGCTAATACACCACTTCCCCATGCTTTTAGATTCTCTAAATGTTTCTTTGCGAATGTAACAGTATTTTCAGCAGTTACTCTTAATCCTTCTGCGATATTAGCTGCAAATGATTTAGCAGTTTCTATAGCAATGCTACCTAAGTTTTTACCCCAAAGTTGCATGTTGTTTTGCGTTGTTGTTATTGTATTATTTATATTTGTTCCAATTGTTACAAGCCATTGATTTGTGTTAGCAATCATCACTGCTGAGATAGCTACTGCTATCTCTCCCATATTTGCTCTATGAGTATTATAGTTAGCTTCAATCATACTTGATGCTACAACTAACCCCTGAGTTATTCTACCAGAAACATTAGCACTTTCTGTCTCCATTGCTCTAGCAGTTTCAGCATGTTTTGATTTAATTGATTCTAATGATCTATCATAATTCCCATGCTCTATTGCTGGGAATAGTGGTATTGGTATTTGTGGCACTTCCAAACCCCATTGTGGTTGGTATACTGGACTTGGTATTGGTTGAAATACTGGTACTGGCATCGGTGGTGTTAATCCCCAATTAGGGTTATAGACTGGGCTTGGTAAACTTGCAAATATTGGTGCTGGTACTAATAAAGGCACTGCAAACATTTGCTTTAATCCATTCCATTTATCTGCAAACCATATAAAGAATGCATTTGCTTTAGTTTTAGTATTTCCAAAACCATCATCTACTACAGTGGTTTCCATAGTAGTGTTTAATTCTCCTTTACTACTTGGTACTATTCCACCTAAACCACCACTTCCACCGCCATCATTCATATTATTTTGTAGTATATTAAGTTCATCAAAAGGTGCTAATGCTTTCTTAGCTGCTTTACCTGCTTTATCTATGCCATCTGCTAAATCTTCTTCGTTATCTGCTGCATCTCCAGCAGAACTAGCTATATTATTATTGGAGGTTACTGTTGCTTTTTTACCTGTAATTAATGTAAATATCTTACCTATCTCTTTAGTTATATCTATCAAAACTCCTAATAAGAAGTTCAAACCTTTGACGATAGGTAGTACTATTTCTATTAATGCGGTACCGATTAAACCCATAAACTCTTTCCATTGCTCTTTGAGTATCTTAGTTTGATTCGCCCATGTTCCACTGGTCCTTGCGAAGTCTCCCTGTGAATCAGCAGTAACACTTAGTAAGTATTGATACCTAGTCATTGTTTGCTCTGCTTGATTCATTTCCTGCCATGATTTGCTTATTCCTTGAGCCATTGCAAATGCTTCAAGATTAGCTATGTTCATATTAATACCAAGCTCTTTAAGAGGCATTGTCATACCACTCATACCTGACATGATTTTACTGAAAGCTTCATCATTATCCAAATTGTAGAATGATGCCATATCAGCTGATAACTTAGCTAAGTCTATTGACATATCCTTTGCTCCGCTTCCAGATATACCCGAACTCTTTAACATTGCTCCCATGGTGGATGCATACTTTTTAGCTGATAATTCTGATAATCCAAATTGCTTAATCGATTCGCTTGCAAAATCGTTTATTTCTCCTGACATACTACCAAAGGTAACATCTACAACGTTTTGTACTTCTTTTAAATCTGATGCTACTTGGATTGAAGCCTTTCCAAACTTATAGAGTTCTCTTATAGCAAGTCCTATCAACATAGCCTTTCCAAGTTGAGCAAACCCTAACCCCATACCGCTTGCTATACCACTGAAAGTTTTGTTCATCTTGCCTTGAAAGCCTGTTAATTGTTTTTGAGTTTTATTTACTTCTTGGTGAATTCGTGAGAAATCTGCTCCACCACGTACTATAAAATTTGATTTAGCCATTTATTCACCTTCTTTTTTTGGCATTAAAAAAGCACCTACTAAGTAGATGCCTATAGCAATATTCCGCATATTATAAATGTGATAATACATATAAATAACTTTATAACTTCCTTATTCACACTTTGCTTTTTGATTAATTTAACAATCGTCATTGCAAAATTTATAAAGAAGTAAACCATTGATAATACTCCTATATATGATACGGTCATAATAAATCTGTTCTCGTTACTTACCATTAATATCAAATATAATACTATCAATACTATAACTTGTGTACTTATTATTAGCTTTCGCTTTTTCTTAGCCTCTTTTATGTCCTCAGGACTTCCATACTTCTTTGATAAGTCAGGTGATCCATATAATCCCATACCTAAACCTCCTCGAGAATGTTTTATTAACTCTATATTACATAATATTCCCAAGAATTGCAAAAATTAATTAATCACTTCCCCACCAAATAACTTATTTAAAGCTTTAACTTGATTAAGCATCTCATCATCTGACATTACTTTTTCTTCTTTATAAAGTCCTTCTATTATCTCTTTTAAAGGTTTAGGATGATGTTCTTTCTTACCTAACCATTGTATGGTCCACATTGCATTATAATAGGCTATCTCAATCTTTTCTTTATATTGTTGCTTTTGCTTTTCTCTAAAATGTCTAACTGCTATGTTTAATTCAAGTGGTGTCATTTCCCAAAATTCACTCATTGGTATATCCGCAGAGGTAGCAAGTTTCATAGCATTTAATATGCTAAATGGTTCTGTCTCACTACCCTCTACTCGTTTTTTCCTTCTACTGGTGTTTCTTCCTCTTCTACTGCTTCATCTTTGAATACTTCATTAAATGCTGTCCACATCTCATTGCTTATAATTTTCAATGATGAATGCTCATCTATTAAATCCATTACTTTATCAGGTGTAAGACTTCTATCTTCGTGAACAAGTCCAGCCCATATCAATATAGAATATTCAACCATTGTTAGATTCCCGTCTTGCATACCTTCTATTTTCATTATTGGTTTTTTAAATTTCTTTTCTATTAAATCTATTGCTCTCATTCCATATTTAAGCTGTCTTTCTTTGTCTAATGTTATAGGATAATAACTCATTTAACTTTAACCCCTTTCAATAATCCAATTAATTTTGCTAATATTATATTCAATAACTTTACTGCAGGTAGTAATATCTTTTCGGCCATCAGAAATCCTCCTTATTATAAAGAAAAAGCTAAGGAATAAATCCCTAGCTTATGCTGTAGTTGCTAGTGTAGGTTTACCTGAAACTTTAATACTTCCACTAAATGAAATAGGATCTTCAAGGCCTGCACTTGTTTCAAATCCTGTTACTACGCCATTAAAAGTCCAAGTTGTGTTGGTAGCTGCTGGAAATGTAATAACAAAAGGTTTTACTTCTCCACTTTCAAAAGCTGTATACATTTCAGCTTGTCCATTTCCTACTGCGTTATCAAAGAACCCAGATACAGAAACTTCTCCACCATCTTTAAATCCACCAATAAACTCTCTATAACCACCATCTGAATCAAGTGTAGTAACATCTATTGTGTCCGCACTTAATGATAGACCTCCTATTTCTGTTAATCCACCAACTAACATTACTGGTGTGCCTATACTTATTGTTGTACCTAATGCTCTAGTTGCATGAAATTGTAAATTCAGTTTAAACATTATCATTCACTCTCCTTAATAATATATTGTAAAGTCTATAATCCCTCTATTAACCATTAACTCGTGTTCGTATTGCTCATCAATGTTATTTATGTCTAAATCCTCAATATAGGTATCATTATTAATACCTATACTCGTTTTAGGTAATCCCATTAACAAAGTTTCAACTTGTTTTCTAAGACTTACCATGTCCGAATACTTTGTAGCCATAATACTAAACATATAAGATATAGCCTCTTTATTCTCGTACCCGTCAAAGGTTTTAATCTTTTTGGTACTAATCCTTACATAAACTAAATAAGGCTTTAGAACTCCTTCTGGTGCGTTGGTAGGATATATGGAGTTAGCTAGTGCAGTTATGTTTTGAGTTAATTCATACCTCAGTTTTGTTTCCATATAATCACCAATCCCCATCCATAATACAGTAGTATTCAACATCATCATCTATTCTTTTTTTAACGGAATCTATTGGAAAATCTCCAGTAAATTCATATGAGTAATGCCGAATCTCTTTTTCTTGCTCTAGGGTTTTTAATATTTTGATTAATTCAGCTACAGTCATTATTTCAACCCCACTTTCGCTATTTCTTGATCTATTTTCTTTTTCATTTCAGTTACTATCGTTTTTTCAATTAATCCTACATTGCTAATCAAAGAATCTGATACAAATCTATATCCGGGGATGTATCTCCCACTTCTAGAAAAATATCCGTATTCTTGAGATACTGGATAGTAACCTGTAACTTGTCCTGCTGCGTTCTTCTTTTGAAATATATCGTTCATCTTTTCATCAAAGACTACTTGATATACTTTTTTACCTTTGAATCTAGATTTCTCACCTTTTAGCTTTAAACCTTTTTTCAATGCTCCAGTATCATAAGGAGCGTTAGCTTTAGCACTTTTTAAAGATATGTTCATACCTTTTCTTGCACTAGCCGTTACATGTTTTTGTGGAACTTTGCCTAATTTCTCTAAAGATTTTTTAAGTCCTCCCATACCTTCTATCCTAAAATTAACCTTTGTCATTACTTCACCAACTTGCAATAACAAAGTAATTCTCTATTTAGTGATTGGACATTTATAGGAGTGCCTATAATCTCATACACTTCAGTGTTATGCTTTATTCTCATGGTGGAAGTGATCCCAGGTATAAATCTCATGTTGAATTTAACCTCAACCCTATTTTCAACTGTAAAACTTGTAAAAAACTCATTACCAAGTAAAGGATCTTTGCTAGCCCATATTCCGGTTAGAAAGTTAGTCCAGATATCAGTAGGCTCTCCGTAATCATCTTGTCCTGTGGAGTGTGTTAGGAAATCTATTTTATTTCTATAATCTCTCATCTATACCACCTCAATATATTCCTGAGATAGTGTTAAATGTTGTTTTAAGCTTATATACGATTCTTGAAATCTAACCGACATATCATCATAACCAAAGCTTGCTTTACAATATAAAATCACGGCTCTTTTAATTAATGGATCAGTATCGTTGATTTTATCTATATGCACCCCTGATAATTGTAAATCAAGTTTTGCAGCATTAATTAAATCTAATATTTCAACATCTGAATCATTACCACTAATCCTAATAGCAGCTTTTACATTATCTAACATTCTACCCCTCCTCTTAAAAGGGAAAGGGAAGGTTATACCCCTTCCCTATTTTTATTGTGTTGTGTCTGAAATAGTAACA